TAATCTGTGTTTCCCTGTATCCTCCGTGCTGATTCTCTTCAAAGGCTTTCTTATCGGTTACAATCAATGGGGTATCTCCCCTTACGGTATTGTTCTGTCCTGCGGTTAATGTTCCGCTTGTATCGCTCTCTCTGTATCCGTGGTGTTGGTAGGCTTCATAAAATACGCTGTGAATATCTGCCGTTGTGAGTGTCGGGCAAGGTCCCCCGACCTTTCCAACGCCTAATCCGTTGCTTGCCTTATTTCTTGTAACTTCATCCCTTAAAGGTATTACGCTTCGTTTCTCTTCGTACATGATGCAAGGCGTTTGACCTCCGCCACGCCCCATATTCTGTACTAAGGTTGGGGTAATGTCTTTATAGGTTCTTACCACGCTGTCGGCGTGTGCAAAATCAAGACCTAAAACCTCCCCCCCTCGGCTACTTTCTGCTCTAAGGCTATTCGTAGATTGTCTGGTAGCTTCCGTCCTTTGTTCTTTGCTCTTCGGAGTATACCCAAGCACGCTTTCGGACTTAAATAATATTTCTCCGGCACGTTGTCCTCCAAAATCTCCGATAAGGTAGATTCGTTTTCTACGTTGGGGTACTCCCCAATATTGAGCGTCAAGGATTCTCCAAGCTGTGTCAACCTCCCCCCCTCTAACCATTCCTGCGGTTGCCCATTTGCCACTTGCAGGCATTGGAATATTGGCGTTTGTGACTTTTTCAAGCACGGCTCTAAAATCCTCTCCGCCGTTACTCGAAAAAGCTCCGGGTACGTTCTCCCAAATAATGAAAGTTGGATATTGTCCATTTGTTGCTAACCTCATTTCTCTTATAATTCTTATTGCGTGTATGAATAACCCGGAACGATTACCTTTAAGTCCTTTTCTCTTTCCGGCTATGCTTAAATCTTGGCAAGGACTTCCAAAGGTTATAATATCCACAGGTTGTATTTCATCCCCTTTTAGTTCCGTAACACTTCCAACGTGCATTACATCCTTAAAACGGTATCTTGTTATGTCGATACAATTCGGTTCTACCTCTGCGGCCCATAACGGTTTAATGGTGCATCCTGTATCTATCCCGCTCGGTATGCCTGCTGCATAGCAGAAACCTCCGATACCGTCAAATAGGCTACCTAGTGTTAGTTGTTTCAACGCTTACCCTCCTTTCTGTTTTTCTTCTCCTGTTTTCTCTTGGCGTATTCCTGTAAGTATCTTTCCTGTTCTTTGTCCTCTTCCATTCTCGCTAATCTCTTTTGATACCTCTTGTATATTTTGCAATCCTTTTCACAATCGGGGCAAGTTCTATACGGACACCCGATACATTCATGTAATCCGCCGTTCTCGTCCATATCAATACCGAATACATAAGAGAAAAACATAATAGCGAACGGAAGAATAAATAATACTGCTGCCACGGCAACGATAATTAAGATTGCTGTTATTATTGTTTTCATTCCTGCCAATCCTCCAACTTTTTAACCCTTGTCTGTAGGTTGCTTATGGTTACTTTCATTTCCTCAATCTGATAAGGCAATACGTCCGTATTTTCAAACATATAAAGGACTTCTACCGCCCGGCTTATCGGCACACCGCTTTTTAATCTCGGTTTATTGGTCTTTGGGTCAATCTCTGTAAGTCTGCCGTTCTTTGGTTTCCTCTTGGTGTCCTTTGCCGGTCCTGGCATTGCTTTATTCATCATCTTGTAATACGGAATCTCTGCCCCTACAATTCCGTTAAGTCGCACTTAATAATCCTCCCTGTGCTGTGTCCTCTTCAATCTTCTTATCTGCTACTTCTGCCGTTTCCTGTAACTCCTGCTCCAACTTCTCCCAAATTAGAGGAATCATTAACTTGCAAACCATAATTGTATGTATTCTGCTTGGTGCTTCTGTTAATCTCTCGCACATATACACGAATAACAAACCTGCGTTGGCATCCCCCTCCCAATCCGGGTTATCCTGTCTTGATTTCTTAAAAAGTGGTGTTTCTTTGTACTGCTGCCCTAACTCCTGTAAGATTTCTATTGAACGGTCTGTAAATGTTACCTCTCCGCCCTCCTTAACCTCTGTAACGGTCAACAGTTCCATAATTTTATCTTTTTCGCTCTGCATTTTCGTATACTCCTTTCAATTCCTCGGTGTGCATTAAGAAATGTACCGCACCGTCAAACTTAACCCTGTATTCCTCTATATCGTCCGGCTTTAGGTACTGCCTGCCGTACATTTCTTTCATATCACGCCATGCATTCCAAGGGATAAAGAAAAAATCATCCTGTATGCAGATGCACACCCCACACAACGCCCCTAATCGGCTGTGCTTTTCCAATACGTCCATTTGCGTATCTGTAAGCACATTTCGGGTTATCCTGTCTTTGCTTGTCCTCTTGGCTTCAAACATTATCGAACGCCCACCGTATAAGGTCCCTTGAAAGTCGGGTTGTGCGTGTGTACTGAAACGCCCGGTAAATTCTCCTGTCCTGTGGTTCTTGCTTGTTACTCTGAATGGCTCGGGCGTTTTATCAATAGTTGCTATTCCGTGGCTCTCGTACATTCTGCACCCGGCTAAAATTTCTCTTTCAAAGTGCTGCCCCTGTGCATTGTTGAGCCTGTTTTTATACTGCTGTTTTAATTTATCTTCATCTACTGCCGTGGCTCTTGCCTGTTGCCACTTCTTTAATTCTTTTTCCGTGTCCGAATCGGTCACAAATCCTTGATTTATCAATGTTTTTCGCTCCTTTTCGTTAATTCATTCCACGGTATCAACCGCATACGCTTTTTACCGTCCAATTCATAAATAAATGATACCGTGCCATTCTTTAAGCTGTGTTCTGTGATAATGTCCGTTATCTGCATTTCTGCCGTGCCTAATCTTCTCGGGTAGCCTGTAATAGCCATTCCCTCAATTATTGCAACCTCTACAATATCGCCCAACTCATAAGGGCAATGTGCCATGAATACCGCCTGTTGCATATTAACAACCGCTTCTTTCTTTGATTTCGTGAATGTGTAGTGTGTAATATTCCTTTCCGGGTTCTGCTCCCCATTCTTCTTTACCTACCTTAACATCTAATGAACACAATGCGGTAAACTGTGGTCTACTGCTGCCGTATCCGTTTCTGAATCCTATTAACTGTTTATCAAGTCCTGTAGGAATATTTGAGTTTGGGTACATTTCAAATATTTTCTTAAACCTCGTTGTATAATACGGTTTAATCTCTCTGTATTCCTCCTGTTTGTCCCCGGAAAGAATCATGTTGAACCATTTACCCTTAATTGGTAATATCATTATTTCAACCGCTTCTATTTCATCATCACAAAACAACCTTGTCATTCCGTTATGATAATGTTCTGCATACTGCTTATCGACTTTTAAATTTGCCCTTGCGTATCTGTCGTAGGTTGATTCTGCCGTAATCGTTCCTGTTATTCCTGTCATATCTTCGTTACAATCCCCTGCCATTCCATACCTGTAATGCAGTACCGACTTGGCATTTATAATTCTTATTCGTTGCCCCACTTTGTACTCTTTACCGCCTATCTGCATTGCCTACCTCCATTTTCCTAACTTTAGTTTTTAAAAGTTCCTGTAATTTCTTTTTCTTCACATTCTCCGGCTTTCTGTCCTCATACTCCTGTTTGCTCTTCTCCCACGCTTCTACAGGTACGCCCTCCATGTACTCCAATGGTTCAAATGTATCGGGGTCAAAGTTTTTCGGTATCTTTCCCTCTAACGCTTCTCTCTTTAAAGTTTCTTTCCACGAATGGTCTACTTTGTATCTGTCGCAAGTAAAATATGTGTAGTTGAAACTCGTTACTTCTCTTCCGTATCCTGCGTTTATATGTGGCATAACATTACGGCGGTTTTCCGGTCCTTTTGGGTGTGTGCAATATATTCCGTTCGGGTATTCCGATTCTGTATGAAAGCCATTGAAATACTCACACATTCCACAGATTCCATAAAATTCATTCGGTCTACACGGTCCGCAATGCTCTGTATATACTTCTTGGTCTGTGAGGTCAAAACTCTTTGTATTATCGTTCCAACGCAAAGACCTACCGCTAAATATGCCGATTTTACACGGTGTATCATATTTATTTTTCCCTGTGCCGTATTCAAAGTTTTCTTCGCTATCTCTGAATCTGCAATATTTACAATCCGTTTCCCAAATCTTGGGCGGTATCATTTTGTTTTTATCCATTCTTTAATCCCTCACTTTCCGTAATCGTAGGTAGCAATTCCACCCTGTATAATCGTTGTATTCAAAATCAATCTTGGTAGGCTCATACCCTTTGTATAACTTTCTCCATACCTCCTTATCTTCCGGGGTCTTTGCATATTCTCTAAGTTTTTTAAAACTCCATTTATGGTCGTTTTTCTTAACCTTTGGTTTTTTAAGATTCATTGATGTAGACCATTTTTTGCAACCCTTTTTACGCTTGTTTATGTAATTTACGATGCCCTCTAATCCGTTTTCATTCGGCTGCAACCTGTCACAGTTCACGAATCCGTAATAATCTACATTGGTTCTGTATTCCGGGTCATTTGCCTTTTTCCAATTTATCCTTGTTTTGCTCCACATCAACTCTAAATCGTCACGGTTTAACCCTCCGCTATTGATTATGATATGGTGGTGGATTCTGACAGCTTTTGTACTCTTATCGTCCGAATCAATCCCTTGTAATGTAAGCTGCCCCTCTTCCTCTTCCGGGGTGTACTCGGTAACAAGCATATACTTTAAATCTTCGCCTGTTTCCCTCTTCATTCTTCTTTTGATACGGTCTAAATAGTTATGCACATTCTTTTCCGCTTCCTCCAAGGACATAGGTAAATGCTCGTTGTTGTATGTAGCCGATATATGAAAATCATTAGTACCAAAATTTGTGTTGGCAATCTGTACGAATCTTCTTTTACTTCTCTTGTCATTGAGGTTTTTTTGAGCCTGTGAGGATTTACCACTTTTCCCCTTGCCTACTTCCGGCATATTTGTAACTGCTACTATATCAACCTCTAAGTATTCCTCTCCGCAATATATCCTCTTCTCACGGATAAAGTTCTTTCTCTTCTTTGCCATACCGTTTATTCTCCTTATACTACAAGTCCATAAGGGTACACCTATTAAACCATATACTTATACAAGTATAGTCTTATATAAGTATATAATTTTATGAATGTCCTAGATGTTAATACCCCATACAAGGTCCTCAACACGCCCTTTTTATAGCCTTTTGGCGTGTGATTTCAAGGCTTTTTTATTGACTTTGTGTAAGCCTTATAGTATAATTTGAATAGGTGTAATTATCGCTATAAGGCGGTACAGGGAACTTGCATAAGCCACTATGCAAGTTCCTTTTCTTTTGTCCTTTCCCTGTAAATCTTGGTTGCAAAATCTACCGTGTAATATCCTCCACAACCTTTATGTTTTGCCATGTACGAACAACTAAGCGATATTTGACCGCATTTTAAGCATTTGAGTTTAAAATACGGCAATGCCGTTACCTGTGCATTTAGGCAAGGAATATATGGTATATCCAAGCCGTTATCTGCGTGGTATCTGATGCCCTCCACAAAATCCGAATAATCTACCATGCTTCCAATGTTCTTTATGTTCTCGGTATCCAAATTCCCGACCTCTATAATCTCGCCGTTTACTATGTCTACCGTTATTTCCAAATCCTGTACTATGAAATAGCCTATTTCCTCTGCTGTTTCGTAAAGCAATATATCCTGCTCGTAAATCGGTTTTCCGTACCTGTCTGCTGCATCCGTCTGTCTGCATAAGGTATTTATATCTATCTCATACACATTTGCACCCGGATAACCGCCCTTGTCTATATAATGACCTGCGGGGCGTACTGCCCCGTCACTTGGTCTTATTGGTGGCTCTGTTATATATTCGCCCTCTATCCATATCGGGTATGGCGTGCTACTGCTCTTTGCCTTTACTTTCACTTTCCTGTACCCCTCTTTCCGCAATCGTGCCGATAATCTCCATTCTTGCCGTATCAGATACCCCCATATCGTCCACGCACGGTAACAACTGATGTATGATACCCTCGGTGTCAATCCAACGGAATATAACCACATCTGCAAGCCTTACTTTTACTGTGCTGCTGCCGTCTTTTCCTGTAAATCCCGACAATGTGTTGTACTCCCTGTCAACGGTTGCTTTGTCTACTACAAATTCTCTTACCTGTCCGTCTACTTCCAAGGCTACAATATCGCCTGTATACATTTCTTTGCCGTTCTTATCCCTGTACGGGGTCTGTTCTCCCAATGTATCCGGGAATATCTCTTTAAAATCTCCGTAAACTGTGCCAATCTCCGCTATCTCATCCGTTTCATATCCGTAAGACGGCATACCGTAGACCCACTCGTAAGATTCCTTTTCCCTGTCGTATGTCAATCCTCTGTACTTCATTCTCCTACCTTTCCCAAGGCTTTAGCGTAAGAGGGTGCTGCTCTTTTATCTCACGGCTACGCTCTACATTGGTCTGCAATATAAGCTGTGCCTTTTGCATTTCCTCCTGTGGCATTTCCTTGTCTTTGTAACTGTCTACAAACTCTTGGTACTCCTGTATTTTCTGCCTTAATGCTGCATCCGTGGCAGATATGACATACACGGTCCCACAATGTTTACAACGCCAATA